ACGAACTCTATCTGCTATTACAAATGCCATTAGGCTATCCTTATTATCGCATTACTTGAGTCAGCCGTTGGGAATACAACGGTAAAATCACCAGAGGATGCTGACTTATCGGCTCCAAAGTCTAAAACACATACAGATGGATCACCTGAAGCTGTATCGTTGAATATCAATGCCCCTCTAGCTGTTAGCGTTACATTGCTAAACGTGAGATCAGAAAAATCTGTAAGAGCCGTTGTTCCTGATGTGCTTGGGTCTACTCTCGTTAAAGACGCACCCTTGGCTGTATAGTTTGTGCCTGATATCTCATTACTTGTTGTGTAAGCTGTGGTTCCTGCACCTAAACTAGCACTAGATGTATACAAGGCTAGATTAAATGTATTGCCCCCACTATTTAGAAAGTTGTGCTTTGCCTCTAGTAGTTCTTTCTTGAAAGACGTACACATCGCCTGTGATATAGCCATTATAGTCTCCTTATATGTTCTGCAAGCTGTTCTTGACCTGCGTCTTTAATAGCATTGTAAATAGTTGTTCTGTCTGATTTTATAGCTTCTTTCATGTAAAACGCTATAACTTTTTCTAGATGTTCTTTGAAGGCTCTTGCCTGATCTCTTATCTCTGGAGAGGCTGTATCACTAACCTCTACTATTTTATCAGAACATCTCTTGGCTATTTCTTCTGGCGTAAAGCCTCTGTTCTCTGTTGTGTGGACATTAACTATAGGTGTTTTGGGTAATTCCATTAACATTACATTATCCTTGCTTCACCGTTTCTATAACTGTCTCTCTTGTTTCTGCCATCAGCTAACTGTCGTAATCCATCTAACGCTTCATCATATCGTGTTTTGTAAAACCCCACTATGTCTGGCTCGCCTTTCATAAAGGTAGAAGCTTCTACTAAACTTCCATAAAGAAGCGTAGACTCTGCGTTGTCTCCCAACCAGGAGGTGGACGATGTAACTATTGATGGTGGATCATAATAGTAGTGCAGTTGCACTGTGTATGTAGAATCTGGAGTTGGTGCTAACAAAAAGTTGTCTCCATCAAACAGTGAGTAATACAAAGGCAACCCTGTTGTTCCTGTAGCAGGATATGCCTCTCGTATAAAGTTTACATCTTTTGGTAGCAAGAACGAATAGTTACTACTACCATCGACAACAGCAATAGAAAACACAGCCAAAAAATCTGTTGGCTTTGCTAAGAACCTATTACTTGTAGTCAGGGATGTTGTTACGTTTTTTCTGAGTTCTGGGATAAGAATAGATCGGTATATTCTTTCTTCCGTTTGCCTGACGAAGTTAGGAATATTATTAACAAAAGTAGTTTCGGTGTTATCTGTGTATTCCTTGATCGCATTTGTTAATTCTGTATAATTCATTTCTTGCTCTTTTTGCCTGCGTATAGATTATCAAAAATCTGATTAACATCCAAGACATAATCTAAATCTGACTTTGAATAGTGAATATGCTGTGATGGTAAAAAGTCAGGAGGACCTTCTCCTGTCTCAAACCAAGCGGGATGCGTAACACGCACTCTGTTGTTTGGCAAAGCTACTATATTACCTGTATATTCTCCTGCATCTAATAACTCTAATACATGACTTTGTTTGTGTTGAGCAGGATCGTCAGCTATTTCACTATCAGTATAGTCCACAGTAAAATAATATTTAGCAGGGTAGAAGTTTCCGTCTATCTTTGCAACCCAAGGGCATGGTGTCGCTCTGTCCATGACATACACCGCATGGGTTCGGGAGGAACAATCCCACGGTTGAGTCATATGAACAGGCATTGGGTTTGCCCATTCCTCTACTGGAGTATCTGCTACTAAAGCTGTAATTGGCATCCTAGCCCACATAGCTCCACCATGCACGTTTGGATCGTCAGTATCATCCGACTCACATCCTGTAAATATTACTTGAAAAGATAAACATCTATTAGGCATAGATGTTACAGCTATCGCCATAGCGTGTAAAAACTCACCATGATATTTCTGATGGTTGTGTGTGTACTCTCTTCTAACCCAACATTTAAAGTGGGGTATATTGCTTTGTAAATATGCCATTAGCTTATTGTTACTGATACCGTACCAACTTGTGCAAATACAGGTTCTATCTTTGCATCAAAGTTATCAAACCTAGCTACACCTACTTGTATCTCTAAAGGTTCTATTCTGTCTGGTCTGGCATCTCTTAATGATTGTGGGTCGTCTGTCTTAATTCTTCCTACAAAGTTTTGTGGGTGGTCTCTGTCAGCAACATCTCTTCCGACACGAAGTCCTGTTCTCTTTCCGTTATTAAACTCAAATACTAGCTCGTTTATTGGATATCTGAATCCAGTTCTATCGCATATGCCGAATGCGTATTTTCCTGTTGCTCTTCCCATATTAAACCGTAAAGAATGTATTGTGAGGCACAAACTTAATAGACGCTGTTTCTGTGTCCTCACCTGCTGCTAATTCAAACTGAAACTCATACTCTTGCTTTAGGGCTTGCACTCTGTTTGCAACTTCTGGTCTTTTCATTGCTATGTAATATGCTAAACCCGACACTAAACATGGCACAAACCGTGGTGGAACATGACTAGTGGTTGTTCCTGATATGCCCGAAGAAATACTATCGATACCTTTTAATCTAAAGAATGCTAATGTGTATGTTGTGTCTGGAACTGGGTGTAGTGTTACTGTTGTAGAACCTGCTAGTCTCTGCACAAATATCTGATTTGGTTTACCCTGTGTGTTCTTGTTAGACTTTTGAGCAAATGTAGAAACGCTTATTCTGCTGACATTTGTGTCTAATTGTGAAGTCCCTGTTCCTGTTCTTATTGTATGCTCTATTATATCTATAGTATCAGAAGGCATGGTATATGTGGCTGTTCCTGCTGATAGCGATAACGTACCAGACTCTATAGTAAAAAGGTTTATGCCTCTATTTTGCCACTCTAATGTTAATATTTGGAAACTTCGTCTAGCTGTTTTAAGATCGTACCCAGAACGCATTTCAAGACCTGCTCTTTCAAACGCTTCTTCAAATATATCTGGTAGGTCTGGTGTAACAACTGCCATTTTATCTCCCTAAAAGTTCAAGTGAACTTTTTTTAGAATTATACAGTAATTATTTATTTAAAGCTATCATTTAATGAATCTACTACACTATCTATATTGGGTTCTGTTCCTCCAGGTTCATACTTACATCTATATTCAACTGGACATTGACCTTCAACTACTAAGCTGTATGTATTGTTTGCTCCTTTATATAAGCACACTTCTTGACCATTTTTAGCTTTTCTTCTTTTATACCTGCGACACGTTATATACTTAGGGTCTTCTCTTATGCCTTTTCGTGTTTCTTGCTCCCAAGTCCAGTCAGAGAACTTTTTGAGAAAGCAAGTGTAGCAGTTTTTTATATTATCTGATTTAGCTAAATATATCACATAGCCATCAGTGCAAAGCCATTCAAATGTCTCCTGACCGCCTTGTTTTCGGACGCACTTGTCCCTAGTCTGATGCCCACCATCCTCTGTCGATCCCCATGAGGGAGTAAATAAATATACCGAGAATACAAGTTCCAACAACCAAGGTAATAGTAAGAGCAACCCAACCAATAACTTTCTCTCTGAATATTTTTTTATCATATACTTCCTTTTGTCTCCTTTTACGGATTTGCCCTTCCATACGAAGCAGTTCATCCCACGATGCAGTGCCATGTTTAAACTTAATAAACTGTTGAAGTTCGTAACGCTGTTCTTCTAGTCTTTTCTTAGCTGTAAACGCTTCTATAGCCTCTTGTTCTATAGAGCCTCCATTGAACACTTTACGAAACATAGTTGGGTTATTAGCCGATTTGTGTGCTGCGTCCACATCACTTACAGCACCCATCCATCTAGATAGGTCTTGTGACATGGACTCCAACTCTTTACCTGCGGCAAAAGCTCTTTTAAGACCATTAAATGCCGTACTCGCTGTCGCAACAGCGGCAGAGATCGTTACTGGGTCAAACAATTTAGTATGTTTTTCGCATCTTCAGAATGATGGTATATGTATCAGCACTAGAATGACCTACAGTAGTAAAGTCAATATCGCCTGTCTTTCCAGACCCTGCGTTATTAGACAAACCACCAAACTCACTATAGTCGTGATGACCACTCTGATTTTCACCTAACTCTATTATAAAAGCATCAGATGTTGCATC